GGAGGTCTGGGCCGCGGCAATGCCGTTGGCGATGAAACTGACCACCACGTCGCTCGCCTGGAAGCACTTCATCGGCGCCGCAAAGACGGTCGCGCTCCCGTTGCCCGGGATCTGCACGAACGAAGCGCAGGCGGTGATCGTCATGGCGTCGTCAATCTACGAGCGTTCGTCCGACCGTTTCGCAACATTTGAAGCCTCGGGGTTACGGTGTGGCGTTTTCGGCCGCGCGTTCGGCGTTCGACTTACCCGGCAGGTCAAAGGCATCCCCGATGGCATCCTCGGTGTCGCTGATCGCCTTGCGCAGGTACCAGAGGTTCTGGCCCGGGGCGAGGCGGCGCAGGAAATGCAGGTCCGAGCGGTTGAATGTCTCCGCCTTGTCGGTCTGGTTGCCTAAAATCTTCTGCGGCAACCGCCGCTCATAGGTGCTCGCGATCGTCCCGGCGGACGGACCGAAAATGGTCTCGACCGCGTCCCGGTCACCGAACCGGGACACGTTCTTGATGCCGGCCTGCCATAGGAGCGGGAAGATGAACTCACTGGTCCAGCCCATCAGGTTCGCCTTATCGATGATCTCAAGCGCCAGGCGCGGGCTGTTGAAGGGTTCCAACGGCTGGCCGGCGGCTTTCTGTTTGGCAACGTAGGTGGCGGTCCCCATGCCGACGAGGGTCATCAGCGCCATCGCGGCGCGCGGGTCGCCGTGCGCGATGCCCTGCATCATGGGATTGAGCACCGAACGGCTCGCCGCGTAGCCGAAGCTTTTGAACTGCAGCAGCGTTTTGCCGATCTCGGTCGACATGAGGAGCGGCGTGTCGCCGGCGCCCGGGCGCAGCGTCACCGAGTGCGCATCCCGGAGGATCGCCGACTCAAACGCCTTCATGGCCTCGGTGTCGGTCCACTGGTCCGACATGCCGAAGTGCAGGCCGTTCACCTCGGCACCAAACTGCTCGTATTGCTGGGCGATGCGCCCGAGCATGTTCTGATCGATGCCGGCCGCGGCGGTGCGGGCAAGCAGATTGCTGTCGACCTTGCCGCCCTTCGCGATGGTCTGCGCGGTGTTGATGAGCTCGTGCTGCGCGAGCGTGGAGGTCAACGCCTGGGTGGCCGTGATGAGCGGCGTCTCGCCGGTCAAAATCGTGAAGGCGCGCGTGAGCTTGTTGGCGACCCGTTGCTCAGCGTACTGCGAGTGCGAGCCGTAGTCGCCCAGGAGCGAGGCGGTGACGTTCATCGTCATGTCGAGCGCCGCGCCCATCCGCTTCGATTCTTCGCGGGTGAGCGTGAACGCCTCCTTGCTCGTGAGCACGCGCGCCATGGCCGCGACCGTTTGCGGCATGCCGTAACGCATCATGACGTTGGCCAAGTCGGGGAAGTGGGAGAGCGTCGCGGCGCCCAAAAGCCGCAGCGCATTCTCCGAACGTAGCAACCGGCCGGCGCGCACGAAGAATGAGCCGGGATCCTTCGGCTGGCCATAGATGCCGTACAACCGATCGCGCACGGCCGTGAGGTCCCGCAGGTCCGCGTCCATCTGCTTTTGCAGCGTCTGCTTGCCCGCATCATCCGGGGTGCGTTCGATCATGCGCGCGTAATCGTCGCGCACGTAGGCGAGCTGGTCCTTGAGATCACGGCTGCCGAAGCGCTCGGTCATCTCGACCTCAGGCGCCATCGAGCGCAGGTAGGAGTGCGCGACGTGGTCGATGTCGTTGTTGAGGTACGGCTCCAAAAGCGTGTCGGGCAGCTTCAGCGTGCGCTCCTTCAACTGCCCGGACTCCGGCACGATGCCGTCCATCGTCTTCCAGTCCATGGTGCCGCGTTCGGACCCCAAGACGTTGCGGGTCGCCTTGTGCGCGATGTCGGCGGCTTCTGCCGGGTCGACGCCTTGGGCGATGAACCCGGACTTCAGGCGGTTCATCCAGTCGGTGAGGTTGCCGGAGATCTTCCGCGCATCGTATTGGCGCATGAGGTAGGAGTCGGCGCCTTCGGGCGTGACGCCTTCCGGCAGCAGCCCTGCCTTGATCGCGCGCTCTTTCAGCGGATCGAATTCGATGGCGCGGGTTTGCTTGGCGGCTTCGGCGACTTCCGGGATGGCGCTCCGATCGCCGCGGCGCATGGCGTACGCGATCTCGCGCATGAAGTCCTCGCGGGAGATCGCCTGCTCGCCAGTCCCCATCCCTGCGATCCGCTCCTTGTAGGCGCGAAACTGCGCCCCTCGAGCCCGCATGCCTTGGTAGTGCACGCCCTCGTACTTCCAGAGCTCGCGCTCGACCGGCGAGGTCGTGGCGATGCCGGCGTAGTTCTTCTCCGTGGTCTCCGGGAGGTTCGCCATTGCCTGCAGCAGCCGGCGGCTGACGACCGACAGAGAGGACATCAGCCGGCCGCCCGGGCTCACCCGGCCGATCGGGCCCTCAACGAGCGTGCGGGCGCCGCGCGCGATCGTCTCGCCGCGCATGGTCGGCGAGCTGACAGCGGCGGCGCCGGCGGTGGATTCGCCGGAGGGGTTGACCGGCATCTCGGTTATGGTAAGTGGGGGGTCTGGGATCGCGGGCGCGGGAGTGCTTTCTGCCGCTTGGGCGGCTTTCTCGACGGGAACGCTTTCGCCGAGTGCCGGCGTGGTCAGCGGCTTGCCGTTCTTGGCGGTGACCTTGATGGAGCGCGGGTCATACACCACGAAGTTTCGCGAGAGCTTGCCTTCGGTGTACCCCGAAAAGGTGTGCCCGTGGATGCCTTGCGACTGCAGCCATTTTTTGAGGTTCTCGCTGCCGCCGAATTCCTCGGTGAGCGCGCTGTAGAGATGCCCGAACGTCCAGTTGTCGGGATCCCCGTCGCCGCTTAAGGGGAAGCGTGCCTGCTCGGCTCTCGCGACATCCCGCATCACGTCCATGACTTCCGGCGGAAAATCCTGCTCGCCGATCGGCTTGCTCCAGTTGGCGAACTTGTCGGCCAAGGCTTTGGGCACGCTGGCCGAGTACACGTTTCCCGCGCCGTCCTCGGCGGTGCGGGCGTAGGTTGACGCATCCTCCAGGCTGTCGGTGAGGTAAATGCCCTTGCCGAACGCCGTGTTGCGCTCGCCTAAATGGTCCAGCGAGAATTCATCGAAATTCGCCGGCGAGCCGTGATACAGCGGCGTGCCCGGCATTTCAGTTTCCGGCACAATGCGGCCGCGCCCGTCGGTGGGTCCCAAGACCGTCTCGCCCGGCACCGCGGGGTCGTTTAACTCGTGGTGCAGCGTGTGGCTCATGTCCTCGAACGCGGCTTTAGCCACGTGTGGCCGAAGCACAGCCCCCAGGACACCCCCAAGGATGGTGGAGGCTCCGATGTTCAGGGCGGAGTCGCGCGCCGTACGGGTGACCTGCAGCTCCTGCATGGCGGCCTCTTGGAGCGCAGTCGTCGCTCCCGCGGTGACGGCGAACTTGCCGGCCTGCAGCAGGCGCGTCGGCGCACCCACCGGGATCGCCATCGAGGCCAGAGTCAGGGGATCGGTAAAGCCTGCGGCCATGGAGGCGGCCAAGCCCCAGCCGCCGGCCTGGGCGATGGTCTGCTTGTCCTGATTCTCGCGGTCGATCTGCTGGCGGCGAATCTCCATGTCTTCGGGTGAGCGCACGTCGTAGAAAAGATCGGCTTGTGACTCGTAGCCCTTCGGGATGCTCACGGCCGGATCGAAGCCGGGCTGCGTGTGCGGATTGGGGGCGAGATTGGTGGTGAGCGTGTCGTAGGTGTCGTAGAGCGTGCCCGCGAGGTTCGAGGAGCGCTCCGCCGCGGCTAGCACATCCAGCGCGGGCTGATCCGGCAACTGCGGGTTCGGCGTCGGCGTCGTCTTCTGCAGCTCGAGGTCGGTGTCCGGCGCCAGGAACGGCATCAGTACGCCCCGACCCGGCGGCCTTGAATGGTCTCCTGACCGAACTGGTTCCTCGAGATTTCATCCTCCTGCGCCTGCGCGGCTTTCAGGCGCGCAAGGCCCGCGTCCGCCTCTTTCTTGCGCTGATCCGCCAAGGCCTTCGCCGGGTCCGGGATTTGGTACGGGATCGGGTTGTGATTGGCATCGCGGATGACGTCGTAGGCGCCGAACTTATCGGGCACCGAGAGCGCCCACACCTGACCGTTCGTGCCGGCCGTATCGGCGGTCGGCGTCAAGCGCACCTTGCTCGGGTCAGCGGCGTGTCCCGTCGCGGTGGCCACCATGTCGGCGCGCAGCGCATCGGTCGTGATGCCGGTGTGCGCTTCGGGCGCGTACTGCATAAATTCGCGTTTGCCGTTGACCTGCGTGATGCCCCAGGTGTTCTTCAAGTCGCGCATCGCGAGGTCGGCCGCCTTGTCCTTGTCGCCGCCGGTGAGCGTGAAATAGTTCTGCCGCAGCTCCTCGAATTGCCCGGTCATCGACGGCGGCAAATCGGGCAGGCCCTGAAAGAAGCCGCCCTTGTATTCCGGCTGGTTCTTAAGCTCCGAACGAAGCGCCCCTTCGGCGGTCGCGGCGTACTGCTTCTTGTCGTACATTTGCCCGAGCCGCAGCTTCTCCGCGTCCGGCATCGCCTGGATCTCGCGCGCGTTCGTCACCGCGGTCGCGGGATCCGTGCCGGCGATCACCGCATCGTTGATGATCTTGGCCATCGCCTTGTCTTTGTCATCGAGCGCAAAGGGCGTGCCGCGCGGGTTCGCCTCGCTCACGCGCTCGATCGCCATCGCAGCCTGCGCAGCCTGCGCGGGATTGGCGCTCACCAGCTGCGAGCGCGACCAGCTGATGAGGGAGTCCGGGGTAACGCCGGTGCGCTGCGCGATGTCGGCGCCGCGGTTGATCCATTCCTGCGAGCCGGGCTGCGTGCCTTGTGTCGCGTTCTGGAACACCGCATCGACGGCGCCCTTCACGTCTTTGTCGCGCGGATCCAACGGGGTGGCGTTCTGATAGGCGCTGCTCGCGTAGCGCAACCAGCTGTCATCCTCGACGCCTTTCTCCTGCGCTTTCTGGATGCGCCCGATGGTGGTACCGGCTTCGGCCGAGGTGAGCGCCCCTTGCTGGTGCAGCTGGTAGACGAGCCCCACGTCGTTCGCGGTGGTCTTACCGGACGCAAGGCGAGCTTCCAAGCCCATAATCGCATCGCCGTGCACCTGCTGCGCTTCGGCGTGCCACTGCGAGAGCCCGTGCTCGACCGCGGTATAGGTCGCGCTGCGCAGGTCCGGATCGTCGATTTTATCGACCTGGGACAGCGCCTTAGCTCCCAAAGTAGGGCCCATGTTGCGAAACGTGTCGACGACGCCCTGCGCGGTCTGATCGGCCTCGCCTTTCTGAATCGCAAGGGTCGCGACCTTGCGCTCGGCCGGCGTGATGTCGCCTTCCGGAATGGACGCCACGAACGACTTCGCCATGTCGATCTTCTTGTCGGTGAGCATGCTCGAGAGCACGCCCTGATAGAGATCCACGTGCGCTTGGTGCGTGGCCTCCTGGGTCTCCTCGTCCGACCAGCCCTGTTGCTGCGCGAGGTTCTGCAGGGACACATCCACCGTGTCGCGGTTCGAGGCAATGATGTTCGGGTTGTTGTAGTTGGCGGCGGCGGCCTGCTGCGCAATCTTGATCGAGGCCTGGGCGGTCTGCACGTTGTAGCGCGCATGCTGGGAGAGCTCGTGGGTGTCGAGCTGCTCGTTCAACTGATTGCGCATGCCCGCGGCGGCGATCTGCGCGGCTTGGCGCGCCTTTGGATCCTGCACCGATGCCACGATCGACTGCACGCCCTGATCCCACAGCGGCAGGTACTGCTGATCGAGCCCGAACGCGTTCTTGCCTTGTTTGGTGAAGGCGCCGTTCTGCGGGTCGTGGGTCAACTGCAGGGATAGCGCCTGCATCTGGTTGTGCGCATCGGCGAGCTGGGTCTGCTGCGCTTGGCGAACGACCTTATCGTGCACGCCTTGGATGATGTAACCTGCGTTTTCGATGCCCTGCCCGACCGCCGCGCCGTACGCCTGCGGGGTCACCTCATCCGGAAAGCGCGGGTTCGGCCGCCCGGGCAGCGCATCCGGCTGGACGGTGGCTTCGTAGGACAGGTCGGCCATCAGTCAATGCCTGCCCACTGACCATAGGCTTTTACGCCCGAGGTAATGAGGCCGCCGACGGCGTTCGACGTGCCGGTGGCGCTTGCCTGATCGGCGCGCAGCAGGTCGCCCGCTTGAGTCGTTTGGTAGCCCCAGGCCTTGCGCGCCGCGTTCAACTGAATCGTGCTGATGTCCTGCGCGCCCAACTGCGCGGTGTTCTCAAGCGCCCGCAAGGGTGAGCCCGAGACGGTGACGTTGCCGGCGCCGATCTGCGCGCTCTCCTTGCCCAGGGTTTGGTTCAAATGCTGGCGGTAGAGCTCGGCGGACTGCGCGCCCGCTTCGTTCTCGGCCTGCGCCTGCAACCCCGAGATCGACGCGTTGGTGCGCAGGAGCGCGGCGCTTTGCCGACCCGCGAGCAGGCTCGCGGCGGCACTGAAACCGCCGCCGGCGCCCGTCAGGTACGGCGCGATATCCGGCACGCCGGACTGAGCGGTCATCCAATAGAACATGTCGCGCGCTCCATTATTCGGCTTCTCCCACATCGACGGACGCCACCCAGTACAGAACCGTGAGCGGCGCCGGGTCCGACATCTGCACGCAGATCGTCGCGTCGTCATCGATCTCGGTCTGCAGCTGGCCCGATGTGATCCCGGTGAGGAGCGAGACCGACTGGCCGTAGCTTTCGTAGCTGCGCTGCTGGATGGGCGAGAGCGCATCGAAGCTCGAGCCCACCTGAAACGGCGCGGACTCATCCACCACGACCGCGAGCTTTGTGATGGTCTTCGCGTGGTTTCGGATCGTCGGCTGGCCCTGCAAGTTCAACTGCATCGATTCCAATTGCGAGACGTACGGCAACCCCGCGTGCACGACGCCTTGGGCATTTGGCAGCGTGATGGTGCCGGTCGGGCTCACGACCTGTTGCGGCACCACCGAACCGTCGGCAAACACCGAGACCGTCTGGCCGATCAACTGCGTTAAGCCGCCGAAGGTCGTCTGCGCATAGGTCCAAGAAGCCGTGCTGACGTCCTGCGCCGCGAGGGGCACGGCGTCCAAGAACTTGACCGTCGCTAGGGTCGTCGAGAGGAAAGCGACGATCTGCAGCCGGCACAGGCGATTCCCCGAGGAATCGTTGATCCAGATCGCATTTCGGTTGGCGGGGTCGGTGGCCGCAAAGAGCGGCGCCGTGGCGGAGAGCGTGCCCGTGTCATTCGCGAGCCACGCGCTGGCGACGAGCTTGACGGTGGTCGCCGTGGTGTTGCGCCCATCGTAGGTGAGGCCCGCGTCTACGAAAAAAGCATCCTGCGGGGTCACGTACTCGCGCGCCGCGAAGCGCTCGATGTAGCGTACGGTGAAGCCGTTGATGAAGCGGCGCACGATGACGTACACCGCGAAAGTGCCGTTCTCCGGCAACACGCATACGTCCTCGAAGGATCCCGCCGTCGTGTAGCGGCTCCAGGCCGTGACCTGCTGTTCAGGCAGGTACGAACACACGCAGAGCACGCCATCGGAGCGCACGCAAAAGACGAGTCCGTAAGGCTCCGGGGCAAACGCCATGCGGGTCACCGTGGTGCCCACCGGGAACATTTGCCGCGCAAAAGTGGTGAGCTCGGTGCCGACGAACTTGTCGTATTGGAACTGATAGGCGAGATCCCTGATTCGCCGGCCGCCCCACTCCGCATAGATCACCGTGTCGCCGGTCTGCACCGATGCGACGTTCTGCTGACCGTAAAAGCTCTGCGGCAGGAGCGAGATGTCGTTCGGCGTGATCGCTCCCACGGCCGCGGAGTGCGTCACGCGCCACATGGTTGAGGCCGTGCCGATCAGCAGGTCGTTGAGCGGGATGAGGTCGACGATCGGGTTCTCGCGCCGGGCGTTCATCGTGAAGGTGATGCCGTCGGAATCGACCGTCGGGTTCGAGACGCCGAAGTCCGGGTAATTCGACACGATGCTGGTGAACGCGGTCTGCGGTTGCAGCTGCGTGCCGCCGAACACCTTGCGGTCGTTGAAATAGACAACCGTCGCCGGGTACCCCTGCTTTTGCGAAAACGAGCCAAATGCCCAGTAGGTCGACAGGCACAGGCCGGTGAGCGGGAAATGCCCGTAGCTGTTTGAGACGTTGAGCTGCGGCTGGGTGAGCGAGCCCACGACCTGCTCGACGAAGACCGGCCCCGTGGGCGCCTGGTTGAAGGTGATCGAAGTGCCCGACAGGTTGATCGAGTAGGTGGTCGGATCGGAGAAGACGCCATTTACGGTCACGAAGAACTGATTCGGGTCGGCGGTGTTGATCCCGGTCAAGGGGCTGAAAGTCGTTTGCGTGCCATTGCCGGTAAAATTGAAGGGCCCGAACACCGACACCGGGCCGCCGACCACCGTGGGCGGGAAGTTCGAATACACGCCCTTGTCCGACTGCACGACCGCGACCACGTGCTCATCGTCGATGAATTCCGTGATGAGGGCGACGCCGGCATTGGTCGAGACGAACTGCCAGGATACGCCGACGACGTCAGCGAAGTTGGCGATCGCCTGGCCGTTGCCGTCCTCTTGGGTGCCCGAGACGTGCACCGGCTGGAAAGTGCCGGTGGCGGTCGCGGTGGTCGCGCCGCGGGCGTTCACGCACTGGTAGATCTTGCCGTCGCTTCGGGTATACACGCCGATCGGAGAATTGGTGCCTTGGAACAGCACGCGCTGCGACTCCCAGGGATTGATCGCTGCGAGGTACTGCTCTTGAATGGTGAAAAGCGAGCCTACGTGCTTGGCGCTAAAAATAGGCGCGGAGGCCGAGATCGTCACCGTGCCTTGCGTGCCCGAGACGAACACATACGTCTCGCCGTCGGTGTTGATGTCTTGAAATGGGCCGTTCAACAGCGTGGGCGCGGTGAACGTAAAGCTGGTCGCCGATTGCCGGGTGAGCTGGTACGGCGGCGTGGTCGCCACGACAACGTCCATGGTGTCGGCGGACTGCGCATAGCGCAGGTTCGGCAGGTCCGCGAACTGGTAGGGGTTGACGACGCCGGCTTGGACCAACGCGCCGTTGGCGTACGTGGTGATTGACCCTGCGGCGAATTCCGCGAGGTAGCTCTGCACGTTGTTGTAGACGAAAGGCAGGATGACCGAGCCGTTCGGCGTCGCGGTGATGCAGGTGGCGATGTACTGAAGGCCCGGGCGGTTGCTGACCCCGCCTTCGGCGCGCACAAAGAAGTTCAGACACGTCGAGAGGGCATTCGAGTAGAAAGACGCATCGGTGCGCGCAGCGGCGATCGGGCTCACCTCGCCGCGCGTGAAAGAAACCTGGGGGATGTCCATTTACCAGCGAGCCGAGATCGACGGGGAGACGCGCTCGAGGTCCTGCTGCGCCTCGTTCATGGTCTGCGCCAAGGCCTGCAGGCGCATCCCTTCGGCGCCGGCAGCGGCCATCTTCACGCGGTTCAGATCCGCGCGCAGCGGGCCGCCCACGCGCGAGGCGAGATACAGCGCAAGGGCGTCGCTGAACATCGAATCGAAAAGCGCCGTGTTCGTGACGCACTGGATATAGAACAGGTACACGGGCGAGCTCGGCGGCAGATCGCACAAGATTGCCTGTTGTCCCGCGACCGCTTGGCTCTGCACGACCTTGAAGGGGATCTTCGGGATCGCGCCGTTGAACGGGCCCTGCGACCACCAGTTGTTCCAGTAGGAATTGCCGAAACGCAGGCCGGCCGAAGTGGTGACGGCGACCGCCTGCAGGCAATCGTTCGGGTACTGGTAGGCGTAGGCCCAGCCCGGAAACACGGTCGCATCGCTCGCAAGCGCTTGAGACAGGTAGGCGAAGTTCCACGGTGCCGAGCGCAGCAGCCAGTTGCGCATCTTGGGGTACCAGAACGCGCACGCGGCGGCCTGCGGGCTTTGGTCGGGCGGGCTGATCGACTGGATCTGCTGCGAGATCCCGAGGTGCGAGAGCGCCATGTTGCAAATGTCGACATCGGCCAGCGCGGTGATCGCGGTCATGCGTAGCGCGCCCAGTACATCGTGCCGTTGTTGTTCTGAGCCACCAGAATGGCGTTCGTCAGGGTAGCGAGAGTGAGCGTGGTGCTCGATGCGCCCTGGCCCACAATATTCTGCGTCGCCGTGCCGGTGGCCGTGTTGGCCGTGGGGTTCGAGATGCGCAGCTCCCAGCCCACGAAGTTCGTGCTGGTCAAAGCCGGTATGGTGAACGTGCCACCCGCCGCCGTGATGAAGGTGAGCAGGTTGCCATTCGAGGTCGTGATCGTGGTGCCGGTCGTGATCTGGCTGTGCTGCAGCGCGAACGCGTTCTGCATCTGGATCTGCTTGTTGAAGTTCGAATTGCAGATCACGTCGGACGTCGGCGCGCCCGACAGGTTTAAGGCGCCAAAGCCGTTGCTGCCGATGATGGCGCCCACGCCAGCGTAGTAGGCGCTGATGGGATTGGTGTTGGCGCCCGACATCAGGACTTTCTGACCGCTCGAATCGAAGTCCGTCGAGAGCCCCGAATACTGGCTGTTGATGCGGATGCCCTGCGAGAAGTACAGGTTCCGGATGCACAGGTCGCAGGTCGAGGACGCGCTGTGGGAGTTGCCGAGCTCGAGGTCGAGGCCGGTGCAGCCCTGCACCACGATGTGCGCCGTGCCGCCCACCTCGAAGTCGGAGGCGCCCTTGACTGAGCTATAGGTGACGCTCGACCCTGAGTCGAAGCCGCCTATCTCGAAGACCGGCCAGCCCTGGGTGACGACGTTCACCGCGGTCGCGCCCGTCGAGGGGATCGGGGTCGAACCGCCCGAGCCGCCCATCGCATTGCCGGCGGTCAGATACCCCGAGCCCGTGGTGCCGCTCATCGACAGCACGAAGTAGATGAGGCCCGTGGTGTAGCCATTCGCGGTCGCCGAGAATTTCACCGGCATGCCGACGCCGAACTTCGAGAGATCGGTGACGCCAAACTTGCACGTCTCGACGTTGGGTGTGCCGGATGCGTTGAACGTGATGACCGTGCCGCCGACCGTCGCGGAGACTTGGAACGCGGTGCCCGAAAGGCCGGTCGCAGAGACGTAGTACACCGTGCCCGTGACCACTTGGCCACCCGAGGTGCCGACGGTCGCGGTAAAGAACACCGGATCGTTCGCCGCAAAGCTTTGGGTCGCGACGATGCTCGCCGAGCCCGAGGTGATGGTGGTCGCCATCGGCGCGACGAAGGTTGCCGCCTGGGTGCTGGTCGTCGTGGCACCCGAGCCGCCCATGTCGAACAGGCTCATGTTGTTTAAGGAGCTCGAGGCGCGCGACTGCACCGCCCACACGCGTCCCGACCCGTTGGCGGTCGATCCGCCCCCGGTCAGCTTGCTCACGTGGCTGTTGCCGAAGTTGTAGAGCGTTGTGCCGGACGCCATGAACTGGCCGCCCTGCAGGTTGCCGTAGACGCTGATGCGCTCGAAGCTGCACTGCGCGAAGTTCTCGAACCAGAAAGCATTGACCGTGCAATTCTGGATGAACAGGTCGTGGAAGTAGCCGTAGTTCGGGCCTCCCTGATAGAGCGCGCCACACTTGATGCCGTAGGTGCCGTTCGAGATGGCGAGGTTCGAGACGCCGCAATTCGCGATCAGGCTCGACAAGAGCAGTGAGCCCGAGCCGTACTGGGACCCTAAATCGGTGGCGTTCCCTGAAAAGATCGGGAATGTGCCGTTGCCTTGGATGATCGTGCCGCTCGAGGGCGACGGGTTGCCGCCGCTCTGGGACAGCACGAAGCCGGACCCTTCGAACATGACGCCCGCGAGCAGCACGATCGTCGCGGTGATGGTGATGGTTTGCGGGGGCAGTTGCACGGTGCCGCCGCCCGCCGCGTTCGCCGCGGTCGCCGCCGCGTTGATGGTTGCCGCGGTGATCGGCGTCGCCGGGTAGAAAATGCCGGTGCCGGTGCCCGCCGGCGCCTGGGCGAGCGCGAGCGTGCCCGAGGTGATGTTCGAGGCGTTCGTCGTGTCGGTCGTCGCGGAGGTCGCCAATCCGCTGATGTTCGACGAAGGGATCGTGGGCAGCCGCGCGAGCGCGAGGGTACCGCCCGTGATGTTGCTCGCGTTCGTCGTATCGGTGGTCGCCGAGGTGGCAAGGCCCGTGATCTTGCTCGTCGGAATCGACGGCAATTGAGCGAGCGCCAAAGTGCCTGAGTTGATGTTCGAGGCGTTCGTGGTATCGGTGGTCGCCGACGGCGCAAGGCCTGAAATGTCGCTCGAGGCCAGGACCACCGCGCCCGTGCGGCCCGCGACCGAGATCACCTCATTGGTGATGCCGTCGATCTTGTCCCACGTGCTCCCGTCGAACACGACGCTGTCGCCCAAGTTCCACGATGAGATCCCGTCGAGCGTCGTCGTGCCCGTGGTCGCGACCTTGTAGTAGTAGCCCTTGGTGCCCGTGCTCGAGGTCAGCGTCGGGGTGTTGGTGGATGCGTTCCACGTGCCTTGGTAGTTGAGCGCACCGGTGACGCTCGCCGGCAGTCGCGCGGCGCTGATGGTGCCCGAGGTGATGTTCGACGCATTGGTCGTATCGGTGGTCGCGGATGCCGCCAGCCCCGAAATGCTGGTCGTGGGGATCGTCGGCAGGCGCGCCACGGACAGCGTGCCGGAACCAATGTTCGAAGCGTTCGTCGTATCGGTGGTGGCGGAGGGCGCCAATCCCGTGATGTCGCTTGCCGGTACCGGCGGCAGATGCGTCGCGTTCAGCGTGCCCGACGTGATGTTGCTCGCGTTGGTGGTGTCTGACGTCGCGGAAGGCGCAAGGCCGGTGACCTTGGAAGCCGCAACGCTCGCCACGGTGACGCCGAGCGAAGACCCTGGAGAACCCGTGACGGTGATGGAACCGTCGGAGCTCGTGAGCGTGACGTTCCCCGAACCACCGCCGCCGCCCAGCGTGGTCCAGGTCGTCCCGGTCCACTGCATGAGCCCCTGATCGCTCGTGACGACCAGCACGCCCGCGTTGATGAGCGACAGGTGCGGCAGGTTCGTGGAAACGAAGATGCCGGGCAGCTTCACATAGTCGGTGATCTCGACGTCACTGACCGAGTGGCCCTTCGGGTTGAGTACCGTCACCCGTCAGATCCCGGTGCCGGGCGAGATGTAGAGCGTCGCCGTCCCGCCGGACGGGCAGATGGCCGCGAGCACCGCATCGTTCTGCCCAGCGATCACCGTGATGACCGTCGGGTACGGGTTCGGTGGCACGGGGAAATCCCCCGGGGTTGCGCCGTTCGGAACGAGTGCTACGAGGCCTGCGGCGCCCACGTTGACGAACGCGACGTTGGGCCCGGCGTTGTAGATCTGCAGTTGCGGGGCGGCGCCCGCCTTGATGGCCGCAATCACGGCGGCGGGCAGTGCGACGTTGGTCGAGGCTGCGCCGACGGAAAGGGAGACCGTCTGGGTCTGGAGGGGCGCGAACGCGTAGGCTTGGTCGGTCATGGTGGGTTCCTATCGCAAAAAAGGCCGCGCAAGTTTCCTCGGGCGGCCTTCGGTAAGGTCAATGGCTGAAAGCTCAATACTCGTTGGCGCGCCGCGGTGTGGGGTCCTCGGCCGCCGACACAACCTTGCGAAAGCGGAAGTTGATCGGCGTGGGGGCTGCGCGGTTCTTCTCCCACTTCGTCGGCGTGCCCTCGACGTCCTGCTCTAGGATCGTCACCGGCTCGTACGGATCGTCCGTGTAGAGCGCGGGCACCGAGACGTAGAAGATCTCCCCTTCCTCGTGCCGCGTGTCCATGGCACAGGTCGCCGTCGCGATCACGTAGCCCTCGTACGGCACGAGCGGAATGTCCGGGCTGCCGGCGCTTTGCCGCTGCGAGTATTTCTCAAGGAGCAGCCGCTTGTCGGCGAGCTCCTTGGTGGCGGCAGCAAGCTCCTTCTGCAGGATGGTTTCCTGCACCGAGAGCGTGGGTGTCGCCTGCTTGGCTTCGAGCGCATCCAAACGCTCAAGCATGCGGGCGTTCAGCTCGCGGGATTTCGCGAGCTCCTCGGCCAATTCCCGACGCGTCAAAGTGCGTTCGGGTTCCTGGGCGGCGGTGTCGACGTCTGACATGCCCTACCCCTACTTAACGCTGAAGCCGGACGCGTAGCCTTGGACGACCGAGTCCAAGTCCTTTGCCAGGAACGCGATGAACGCGCCCGCGGTGTAGGAGCCGGTCGTGATCGCTTGGACGCCGAGCCATTGGAGGTAGTTGGCCGAGCGCGGCAGCGCTTGAATCTGGCGAAAGCCCTTGCCGCCCTGCACGGCCGCGAACGACGCGGTGGGCAACGCCGTGAAATCAAGCATCACGGTCGGAGTGCCGAGCGCCGAGGTGGCCGAGGTGATGAGCTGCATATCGATGGTCGTGCCGCCGACGGGTGCCGTCACCCAGTCGATGCAGAGCCAGATCCGCTCACCGCCGCCCAAGTCTCGGCCCGCGTTCAGGTTGCCCGACAGCTGCGTGTCGCCCGCGGCGAGCTCGGTCAAGTACGCGCCCAAGGGGCTCGTGTCGTAGGAGTTGCCGGCGACGTAGGTGCCGGCGGCCCCCACGATGCTGGTGGACGGGGCGCCGGCGCCTTGGTTGCTGAAATCAGCCTGAAGGTCACGAATTGTCATGTTAAATCACCGTCCCTTCGGTGTTCATAATTTGGTCGACCTTGCGCAAGGGGATGCCCAAGAACTTGTACTCGATCTGAGTGAGCCCCTCCTCCACCGACAGCGCGTTGGTGCTTTTGGCGAGGGCCTGGATTTTCAGGATCGAGAAGATGGTGCGGTTCATGTAGAACGCGCAGCGTCCGGCGGTGGTCGAGGGCAGGCGGTCGATCGCGCGGGACATGAGCCCGATGAGATCGGCCGCCACGTTGTTGCCTGAGATCGTGGTGTCGATGTTGCAGATGCGCACGACGTAGCGCCAGTCCTTGACCGCGAGGCCGCACTTCCACTGCCAGTGCTCCCGGTAGGCGAGCATGCGGGCGCCGCCGATACCGGCGACGTTCTCAACGACGCCGAGGCCTAAGTCCGTGTGGCTCATGCCGGCCTTGCTGCCTTTCGGGAAGATGCCGGTGATGGACCCAGGCCCCCAGCAGACGAGGTAGATGCTGGTGTTGACGGAGGCCGTGCCGCCGCCCGAAAGGATGTTCTGCGCGAACTTGCCGCCGGCGATCGCGTTGTAGCGCGGGTAGAAGCCGCGGAACACCGCGGGCGCCGTGGTGGGGTCGCCGTAGATGAGGATGTTGGCGAAACCCTGGTTCATCGCTTCCATGAACCCGTCGGCCTCCGTCATGCGAAACGCCGCTTCCTCGCCGTTGAGCTCGACCAAGTCCTTGTCGACTTCGGAGAAGCCCTCGATCATCGCGGTCGCTTCATCGACCTGCGCGGTCGTGGACTTCGACGGCGTGATGCCCTGGTTCAAGGAGCGCGCCATCACGGTGGGAAGGCCGGTGCGCTGCGTGATGCGGTGGCCGGTCGGCAGGTTGCCCTCCTCCCACAGCATGTCGTTGATGATCTCGTTTTTCTGGGCGAGCATTTCGACGATCAGCGGGACTTTCCCGTCCGGATCGACGCGCGTCGCCCAGTCGGCGAGCGTGAGAACGTTGTAACCAATGGCGACTTGCGTCATTTAAGCACTCCGAAAATTTAGTTGGCCCGCTTGGGGTACATGATGTCTTTGGGTGCGCGTTTGGCCGACGCCGGGGCGCCCGTGCCTTTCTCGAAGGTGTCCTCG